ACTGTTCCTTCCACACATCATAGTTCAAAGCCTCTGATATTAAATGAGGCTTGCGGCTCTTTGCCTTTGGGCGGTTCTTTTCGGCTACCATGGTACGCGGCAACGTTCTAATGGGTTCAATCAACCGCTGCAGCTGTGTACGCTGCTCAGGTTGTAATGATTTTGAGACCTGATCGAAGATCTCGGCGGTTTTCTTACCCTCCGCAGAAGAAAGTTGTACTTGCCCGTCCATCTTGACGGAGATTCCGATCCACTGCTCAGTTTCAATAACCATCCAAAAATCCGCCTTCACTTCTCTTCCGAGACCCTTAAGTTTAATCTCATCTCGGTGGACAATTTTTGCGTTGGAAAATTTCTCTATAAGCATTCGCGTCGCAGCAACAACTTCGGGAGTGTGTTTTTCAAAGTTTCGCCTTCGATAGCATTCCACGATTTGTTGTTCGAATTTTACGCCATTATTAGCCATACCTTATTTTCCTATAATTAAAAGTTCGGAGGAGGGTCCCATTTTATCCGTTACTACATTTTTCATACCATAAGACCATTTAGCTTCAATAATCTCATAGCCCGTATACATTTTTTTAATTGTATCGCAATTATTATAAGACATAACCCATCCTGTGCGTTTTGTCAACAAAGAATATAACCTTTCGTGATCGAAGCTCCTGTGTAGATCTCCGTTGGATCCATAAAGTGCATTTTGCGATCCCTTAAGCATATAAGGCGGATCGAGGTATAAAAACGCTTTGGGGTGGTAATTCATCGCATCCTCAAAATCTGCATAATCTACTCTAAAATTTTTAGCCTTAAAATTGCGCAATCTGTCGATAGAAGAGTTTGTAAATCTAGCATAGGAGGCTCGTTTTGACCAGCCGCCGCTAAATGTGGCTCCTGAAAAACTAGCTCTGTTGATTGCATAATACTTTGCCGCCTTCTCATACGAGAACATGAAAGACGGATCTTTTAATTGCTCGCGGAAGGTGTGGAAATCACCTTTCCCGCAGCCTTCAACAAGTTTGTTGTAGTCACTTTCATCAATCCACAGGTTTTTAACTGATTTGGGGGGATCTTTGCCCTTTTCTTCAATCCAGTATTGCGTACGCAGCGCTGCCACTTCATCAGCTAGTTTATTGTTGTCGGAACACAAGCCCTGCCAAAACCACACCAATTGTTTCATTTTGTCGTATCCCCGCACCTCGGTTCCTCGCGCAGCGATGGCCAACTCAACAGAACCGCCCCCGAAGAAGGGGGAACAGAGTCGCTCAATGTCTTCGGGGATGTGAGGTAGGATATGCTGGACGGCACGTGATTTACCTCCAGGATATCGCAGGGGTGTTTTCATGTCTTGACGACTTGAAGCTTGGGCACGCCTTTGTTCTTTGCTGCGGCACGTTTTGCTTGCAAAGCTTTGTACTTCGCGTACACGTCTGTCTTCGTAAGCAATTGCCCCAAATCTACGCTTTGTTCTTGTCCAATCACATATACGTGATCAAAACAGCGCTGGCGTACCTTCGTTGTTGACATGATATCGATCTTCTTAAAGAATGAATACTGAGCTTCTGTGATGGAGTCTGCTGTAGTTCCGTCTGAGATGAATCCAACACAGACAGAGGGGCGCTGTTCCTCTGGGTCGTTCCTGCCTTTGCGGTAATCCTCAATGCCTGCGGCTTTTTCTAGGGCGCCCTTTGTGCTCGATACGGCATACACCTTATAGTCCTCATGATCGAGACCGACATTGCCCTTAGAATTCTGGACCCAGCCGCTCTTTGCGAGAGGTGTGACTTTCTTTTCTATGGCATCGCGCATTGCGCCTTGACGATGGTGGCGATCGTTATAGTGAGTAATACCATTGGCATTGGATTGGCGCGTCTTGTATGCTTGATTAACCCACTTGTTGATCGTCTCCTTCGGGCGGGAAGTGCATTGTGCGCGCATTACTACTTTCAACCGCTCTTTGAATTCGTCAGTGTTCCGAATGGTTGCTGGGGTAGCAGCGATCTTGGTAGCGATCGACTTCTTGATATCCATATCCGAGGAGTTCTCGGCAGGATCGTGATCGTTCGCTCCATTTTGAAAAAACTCGGAATGCATCCGAAGCCAATCGCACAAATCCCTATCAGCCACAAATCCTTGGGTAATATTAATTTTAGTGCGCGTTGGGTTGTCTCTCTCGACAGCGCGGGACACGATTACACGCGTGTTAGAATCATATACATCTCCCTCAATGTGGGGCGCATCTGGGTCGATATTAAATCGCTTAATAATGATGCCTGGAGCCTTTACCCCGCAGTTGTTAATGGAGCTATATTTCTCATTGTTTTTATCATCGCTAATCGCCTTTTCACGAATCTGCATGCATTCATACTTTGCTCGGGCTTTGATATTAGGCTTGCCTTTGTCGATAGTAGGGTGAGTGTAGTCCTGCGTTTGGGTAACTCGGCGCTGAATTTTGCCATAAAACTCGTCAGTTGGATCCAAATATCCATGAGTAGCAATGCTTTTCTTTAATCTTCCCCATTTTTCCAGATCAGTGTCTGTGGGTAGATATCCGTTGGTTAAGTTTGTCTTAGTTGACATGTTTCTCTCTCTGTAAAATAAAATGGGCAGACTTTAGACCGGTCTGCTATCGGCTCTTACTACTCGGTTGTAGTTGTGGTGGTGTCGGTAGTGGCACCAGTAGTGGTGGTCTCAGTAGCCGTGGTCGTCTCAGTGGTTGTATCAGAGACTGGTACTGTTTCTGTAGCGGTGGTTGTTCCGGTGTTGGTAGACACCTCTCCCGGATCGACACTACACGTTCCATATGCGGTGGCGATCACAAGAACACCTCCGACCACGCTTACGTGGACCTTCCATTTAGTCCAGACGGACTTTAACCATTCCATAACATTCTCCTTGTTGTTGATAGAAAGATGCGGCACCCTATTTTCCCGACCGGGGTGCCAGCGGTCTCACGCGAGTCTTACTTGTTGGCCATCAATTCATCAAACGCTCGGTCCACATCGCTCTTGCTATTTCCGTATTTAGTGGTTTCCTTCGAACGTGATTCGGCACTTCCATTACCGGCAAGTTGTTCATCTAGGATGGTGTCAATTTGCGCGGGAGTATGACGCTCAAAAAGAGCTTCAAAATTAGGAATTCCATCAAGGAGGGCGGGGATGGCTTCCTTGTCCTCTAGAAGCGGCGATGTATTGCGGCGCATCTTAAGACTCGTTTGTGGGTAGGCGCCCGGGGCGGTGGGCTTCGTATAAGTAAGGGCAATGTCTGTGCCCTCGAGGGTGTCAGTAATATCACCATAGTCTGGGTCTAGGATGTAGCCTAGCAAATTCTCGTAGGCACGTTTTCCATATCCGTAAATCTTCACCCCTTCATTTTCACGACCGCGCACAACGACGGGAGAGAAGTAGCGTGCACGCACAAACAATGACTTGGCTAGCTTCTTGCTTTCTTCGTCGTTATTTCCGGTGCCTTCTTTCCAGAGAGCGGATGCGAATTCGCAAATTGGACATGCTTCTCCAAAGTTGCGCTTAGGGCATACGATGCCGCCGCGGTGCTCTCCGACGTTATAGTGGAAATACATCTCCTTTAGTGGGTCGCCATCTGGCGCCGGAACAATCCGAATATCCTGATCTCCCTCGTCGGGCTTAAACCAGTGCGATTGTTCCTTATCGTACTCTCCTCGCAATTGAGAGAGCTTCTTCCTCATTAGTTCCATATTAATTGACATTACTATTTCTCCTTTTTTGTTTAGTAAAGTATATCAAGCGTTCCTTGATATCTAATATAATACCCTTAAACGATCTTGTCAAGGGGTTGTGATTGAATTGCGTTAGTGTGGGCAACGCAGAACCCAAAGTCTTGTAAGTGTGTTTCGTAAATGGCGTATGATACCTTGCGAAAGGCATTGCGAGGCTTCTCTTTGAGCATGTCCACAATTTTCCTATGCAAGCCGCCCTCGTTCTCTAATCTTTGTTCGTTTATACATAAATAATAACACAAATCTCTCTCCATGTCAAGCTCAAAAAGCCATTTTTCTTGAAGATTTTTCATATTTAGCATCCCAACGGAGCGGATACAATTAATTTCTGCTGGACGCGCCATGACTCCAATTTCCGGCTCGGTGAACTCAAAATAATTTAGGTAATGAACACTAGAAAAAATAGCAGTATTCATTGCATCATAATAACTCTTAATAGGTACTGTGTCAAGTGCTTTTTCAATATTATGATTAGAAAAAATTGTAAAGGAGTTAAATAGCCCTGAGCGTGCATATTCCTGCAACACTCCAAACACTACGTTTTCTACTAATTTCGGGATCCCGGTAAGCAGTTCTGTGTCAGGCTTAATATAGAAAACGTCTACTGTTTTGCCCTGTAGTTGCTCCAAGACTCCCAGTGCGTAATTCGAACTCAGTGAAGAGCCAACAACGAATACTTGTATTCGGTCGGTGATCGTTTTAAAAAACTTTTTTAAGTTAGGGATGTTCTTTTCATATTCTTCTGGATCATCAAAGTGTTTAAGCTTATAGTCATTACCGGCGCTCTTTTCTATTTTGTTGCTTAGCGTATAAACCTGATACTGCGGCGTGTTTTTAAATTTTTCTACTATTGCAGATCCTGCGTTGCCGATGCCCACTACTGATATCATATTCGCAATACCCCTAATTCATAGCACGTTTCACCCGCTTGCACGTTAACAACATACTCTGCTAAACTATTTTGGCTGAACACCTTTTTCATTTCCGGAATTAGCGAGCGCTCTTCGTCACACAAGTCAATTACGACCTCATCATGAATCACGTGAGACACATAGGATTTCTTATCACTTAAATACTCGTCCAAAGCGATGGCGCGATCCATTACCAAATCTGCGGTCGTACTTTGAATTAGATAGTTGAAGGCGCGGCGCTCATCAATCTCAATCTTCCTTCCCATTGGGGTGTGCACGTGCCCATCTATATAATATTGCTCGAGGAGGTTTTGGCGATCATACATCTCTGATTGAAAAGCAGTAGAGTCTGGATTATACAACCAGCTAAAGAAGAGAGTCTTTGCTTCTTCGCGAGTTATTTGGCGGGTGGATTTGAGCACATTTGCCATATTCCATTCGTGGATATCTCCTGGTGGCTGTGGGTGATCTAAGAGTGCTATCGCGGTGCGTGCTTCCGCGCCGTTATAGTCAAAAGATAGAAACCAATCATTCTGAGGTTTTAGTAAGTTGCGAAACTCTTTCTTTAGCGTAAGAATAGGAAAAGATCCAGGGTGTGTGGAGAGGCGACCAGTAACTGTGCCAAATAAGTTATAATCAATATAGCGGGCGCCTTCGATCAACTTGCGC